GCCCGGGCTACGATCTCGCGCTGTATCGCGAAGGGGCACTGCTCGAAGGGGAAGTTGAGGATGCGCGTGACCGTCACCGGCTTGGTGAACACGTCGGTCTGGTTGTCCAGGTCGTATAGGAAGGCTCCGCGCTGCGCGATCTGCAGGGAAGGGTCGACCGGATCGATCTGCAGCACGTTGTCTGCGACAGCGATCTTGCCGTCCACGTCGGGCGTAAGCTCGACCTTGCGGTCTGTGTTGAAGAAGCATCCCTTTGCCAATACCTTCGTGGTCTCGGCATCGAGCACGGCGCTGCAGTTGGCGTAGTCGCCTGCGCCCTCGACCTCGACGAGGATGATCTGTTCGCCGTGGGCGGTCAGCATCTGGTTGATTGCTTGGAGTCTGGAAAGCATTGGGAAGGGGACGAAAAAAGGAGGCCCCCGATTTCTCAGGGGCCTCCAGGGGATTGCCTTACGGCAGGGCGAACTCGACGGCCAGCTCCGAGCGGAGCGTGCCGTGGCCGTTCACGCGCTTCGCGATGAGCACGTCTTCCTGACGACGGAAGTCACGGCCTTGCTCGACGGTCACGCCCAGCAGCGACAGCGACGCCACGGCGTCCGGAGCCCACAGCAGACCCGTGGTCTTGCTGTAGTTGGCGCGGTACTTCGCGTACACGTCTGCGTTGGCCGTCTCGTCGGAGTTCGGCAGCAGGTTCGACGGGAAGATCGTCACGCCCTCGAAGCGGATCGCTTCGGTCACAGCGGCACCCACGCCGGCCGTAGCCAGCTGGATCATGCTGTTCAGGTTGACGAACACGCCGCCGATCTGGGCGTACTTGATCGCGTCGAACACGGCGTAGTTCACGACCATGTAGAGCGTGGTGCCCTGGGGCACGTTCTTGCCCGCGAAGTGCTCGCGCTTGGCGCGGCGGATGGCTTCCATCCACTTGATGCCGTCGATGGCGCCAGAGGCGACGTAGGTCGCGTCGGTCAGCACCGAACCGCCCGAGTTGGGGATGCCTGCCAGAGCAGCCGTGCGGGCGGCCAGGGCCACCGAACGGAACACGTTCTGGTCGTAGGTACGCGCCAGGGCAGCGCCCATTTCCTGGGTCATCGGACCGCGAACGTCGAAGTGCGTCATCAGCACGTCGAGGTCCCACAGTTCGTGCACGGCCACCAGGGGCGCGTCCACGGTCACCGTGACTTCGTCGGTCGCGAAGTTGTTACCCATCAGTTCTTTGCCGCGCGTGATGTAGCCGGCCTGCGATGCGCCGGTACGCGGGAACTGCCAGGACTTGCCGGCCCCGATGGTCTTCTCGCGGGTCTTGCCTGCGGTCAGGGTTTGGGCCATGAAGGCCGTGAGCACTTCGCCACCAAACTGCTTGAGGAAGAGGCTGCGGTCGTCGTTGGTCGAGCCCTTGCCGAATGCGACGGGCGTGCCGTCGTTTGCACTGAAAGCCATTGCGACTTCTTTCTTTCTGAGGGGATGTGCTCCGCCCCGCCGCTGGAGAAAGCGGACGGACAGGAGGAGCGAGGGGTGTTGAAGCGCCGCTCAGGTCGAGCGACGCCAGCCCGCATCAGGCGATGCAGGCGAGGGACGAGGGTTGCCCCTCAGGGGTTAGAACGTGCTGACGGCCAGCTTCTGCTTCACGTCGTTGTGGTACGCGGCGTCGGTCCAGTAGCGCGGGTCCGCCATTGCGGCGACCAGTTCCTGGTTCGAGCGATAGCCGGTCACGACGGGCTTGGAGCCGCCCGAGCCCAGGGTGAGCTTCGGGTCCTGGCCGGCGTTCATGCGCTGCTTGAGCACAGCGATGGCTTCGGCGGCCATGGGTCCGTTGAGTTGCCCGTCGAAGTACTCGCGCTGTTCAGCGCTCAGGTTCTTCTGACCCCAGGCGACCAGGGCGTCGAACTCTGCCTTACCGCCAGCGGCGGTGTGGAGCTTCGTCGTGGCGACCTCGGTTTCCAGGGCCAGCAGACCGCGCACGCGGGCGTTCAGGCCCGCCAGTTGTTCGTCGGTGAGGCCGAGCTTCTTCAGGTCCGCAGCGATTTCATCGGGGACCTTCTCGGCGCCCAGGGCGTTGAGCACGTCGCCCTTCTCGAACAGCGCACCGAGGGACGGGGCGTCAGGAGGCGTCTCGCCATCCTTGGGTGCCTCGGAGTCCTTGGGCTTGTTCGGGTCGGCTTGATCGGCCGGCGGGTCGGTGAGCTTCGGGCTCGGGGCGTTCGGGTCGGTCGGCGTTGCCTGGGCTGCAGCGGGCTCGGCCGTTGCTGGCAGGTCGATCTTGCCGAACTGCGCCTCGTAGGCGGCGATCATGGCGGCTTGGTACTCGGGGCTTCCGGGGGCGGGCGCTGCAGGGGTTGCGCTTGCCTGTGTTCCAGCGGAAGCCGGAGTATTCGTGGAGGCGCCAGGAGCGCCTTGGGTTTCAGTCGTCATTGAGCGTTGAGTGCTTGTTGGGCCGCTGCACCGGCCACAGGGCCGGCGGCCGCCTTGGTGGCGTCAGCGACCATCTGTTGCTGCCGTTCGGCTTCCTGCCGCGCCTGGACCTCTGCGGCGTCGCGGATGGAGCCGGGGAAGCCGAGAGCGGCCACGGTGGGCGTGAGGATCGTGTCGAACTTGAAGAACATCGCGGCCTCCTGTTGGAAGGCAGGCGGGATCTCGTTGATGAGCCCGAACAGGGAGCGCGTCTTGTTGACCTGCGCGTCCTTGCCGAGGGCTTCTAGACCCGTGGTCACTTCGATGTCGACCTGATCCCCGAGGTTGGGGAGTTCGCGGCGGCTCTGCATCTGGGCCATGAGCTTGCGGATGCGCCACGCCTGCAGTTCGGATGCGAGCAGGGAGTACACGCCACCGAGGGCGGTCTCGATTTCGCTCGCGAGCATCTGCAGTTCGTAGGCGGTCACGCGCTCGGCGTCCCGACGAAGGTCGCCAGTCAGCAGAAAGGCTTGCGCCAGCCCGCGCTGGAGGTCTTGCTTCTCGGCAGACATGGTCTGCATAGCCGCCGAGTTGTTGAACTGGAACGGCTGCACGTCCCCGTTGGGACCGCCGCGACCGGAGAGCACCGCGCCGTTGCGGGCTTCGGCGATCCGCTTGCGCAGGTTGCCGCCGGCTGCATTGGGCGCGACGAAGATCAGGTTCCGCGCCGCGACAGCGCCGCTCTCGCGAAGCTGTTGGGCTGTGGCGTCAAGGCCGACGAGGTCGGCGTAGTTCGCCTCGACGTGCGAGCGGCCGTAGTTCTCGCCGGGCACAACCTCCCACGCCAGCGCGTTCGCAGGCATGAGGCCGTAGTGCGCAGCCTCGAACTCGACGACAGCGTCGTCCAGGTCCTGTTGGACCGTGTAGCGCCCCTCGTCGCGTGTGGCGAAGCGGGTGTACAGGACGGCGGTCTCGTCTTCCTTCTTCGAGGTGCGGCCCCGGAGGTACTCGGGGAGGGCGCGGACCTTCATCTGCTCGGCTGTGACCAGCTCGATCACTCGGCCGTTCCAGTCGCGGACGCAGACGAACTGCTCCAGCCGGAACTGCTTGATCGCTCCGGTCGGCGTGATGTACTCGGCCATGTTGCCGGCAACGATCAGGTGCAGGAGGGTCGTGTAGGTCGGCCGGCGCCACTGGAGCGCCTCGATCTTCGAGTTGACCAGCTGCTCGCACTGAGCGAGGCCCTTGGTGATCTCCGGCGGCGGCGTGAGCACGCCTTGCTTGAGCATCGTGGCGACCGGAACCTTCAGGTTGAACGAGGAGGTCCCAGGCGGCAGGAGCGCCATGAGGAGCTTGGACGCGAGGTTGATCGACGCGCGGGTCCCGAAGCTCTGGTGGGTCTGGGGAAGGACGCTCGAAGCGGTCTGGCCCTGGGGAGGGCAGACGCTCGCGACTGTCAACGCGGAACAGGCGCGAGCACGTTGCAGGTAGGGGTCGCGCTCCGGCACCAGTTCGTTGTAGCGATCCTGGAGCTTCACAGGTTCACTCCGACGCCTGGGGGCGCGGTGAGGTACTGGGCTCGCAGCGACTGCCGCTGTGCGGAGCGCTTCTTCACCGCGTCGACGGGTGAGTCTTCAGCGCCGAAGATGGCCTTGGCGGCCGGCGCATCCGGCTGCGGCGGCGTCGGCGCGGGCGGGGTCTTGGGCTTGGACATAGAGGGGGAGGTAGAACGGACCGTCCCCCAGGAACCCGAGGCGCTCCACCAGACGGCGGTGCTCAGGGAGAGGGAAAGCCCAGACGCCGTGGGCGCCGGTTGCTCGCGCTGAAGCGGCGAGGTACTTGAGAGTTCTGGGGGTCACCCAGCGGCCACGAAGGCCGGGGGAGACGTAGAGGTGGAGGGTGACCTCCCGGGATCGGATAGGCTCGAACCACACCGCGCCGCGAAGCTGGCCGCCCACTCGCAGGAAATGCGTCGCGCATCTTCCCAGTAGAGGAGCAGTCCAATCCGCGGCAAAAGGGTATGCCTCTCGGCGAAGAAATGAAGCCAGTTCACAGGACTTCGCCTTCTTGCTCTGCCGTGGCCCGGTTGAGTTCGTCCAGGTCGGTCGCCCACTGGCGGATGCTGAGGATCGCTTCATGGACGCCTGCGAGTTCGTGAGCCGCCGTGTAGTCCCGCGCCCGCACCAGGGCCAGGGCGTCCGCCGCTGGAATCAGGAATTCCAGGTAGTCGGCCACGACGCGCAGCCCGGCCGAATCCGGCAGGTCGCGGGGGAGCTTGCCTTCCTCGAAGCGACTTAGAGTCTTAGGGATGAGGATAGGGTCGGCATCACTTTGCGGGGGTTTATTCCTGGCGGCCGGCGCGGAGCGCGGAGTACCAGGTTTGAATCGCGCCCAGGCGTTCCGAATTGCGTCGACAAATCTCATAGTTCTCGACTACCGATTCGGCGAGGTCTGCGACGGTTGCGGTGCCGGCAGGCTCCGCTTGATCGGGACCAGGGGTTCCGGTGGAGCCGCCAGGGCCGCTGGCAGCGGAGGCAATTCGCGCATGTAGGCCGGCGGCTTCGTCGAGCAGCCGAGCAACGCGAGCGTCAAGACGCTGATTACGATGATCGGAATCAGCCAGGGCAGCGGAAAGATCAGACGAGATGCGGTCATGCTGGTTCTGGAGTTGAAGGAGTCGGGAGTTGAGGTCGCGGGTGACCTGGGCGGTCACGGCCTCGGCGTCGGAGCGGGCGGCATTTACGGCCTGGGCTTGGCGAACTGCGGCGGCCTGGGCCTCCAGGTCGCGCCCGTCCTGGATCAGGGAGGCGCGATACCAGAGCCCGCCGGCCACGAGCGTCCCGAGTAGTCCAAGCACTACCAGGGCTCGGTAGAGCGGGCTCAGGAGCGGTGTTGACACACGAACTCCTCCAGCCCCGTGCCCTTCCAGATGGCGTACTGCAGGGCTCGGACCTTGTCTCGCAGGTCCTGGAGCGACCCGTCGTTAATGATCTGGAAGTCAAAGCCGCCAACGCGCTCGATACCAGCCTCGCTCGCGTGGTCCGCGACGGTGCGGCGGCCGTCCGGGCGGGACAGATGGAGGATGACTCCGCCGGCCGCGCGAATAGCGGTCGCCTCGTTCTCGAAGCGCACGTCAGAGATGACGAACCTCGTGCTGTCGGCCCTGGCGATTTCCTGCATGCATCGCTGGACCCAGAAGTCCTCGCAGACCAAGTCGCGGCCCCAGGCAGTGCCCAGGGTCTGCATCATTTGTCGCGGGCTCTTGCCGATCCAGGGGATCGTGTCTTCCTTCACAGGCTCCAGGTCCGCTCGCTTGATGCCCACAAGATCGCAGACGAACTGGCGAATGGGCTCAGCAAATGACGCCTCCCTGTAGCCCGCGTTCTCGACGAGCATGGCGGCCACGGTGGACTTACCCGATTGCGCTTTCGCCGCGATCCCGATGAGCGGGAACTTACCTTGCAAGTGTGTGTGCATTGAATGAGATGTCGTGAGGACCGCAGCGGTAGAAGACTCCACCGCCCTTCGGGTCGTATTCGTTGGGGCGCAAGATGCGGGCGAGTTGCGCCTGGGTCAGCGCGTCGGCTTCGTCCTGAGCAGGAAAATCCCGGTACTTCCCGGTCTTGGGCTGGCGATACCGAGCGACCACTTCGGGCCACCAGTCGCGCATGGTCGAGAAGCGGTCGAGCAGGGTCTCCGCGCCTTTTGGGCCGCAGCCGGTGCAGCCGGCGAAGCCGTCCGTGCTATCGCCCATGAGCGTCTGGTACATCCACTGCCAGTCGGCCCGCTCGGGGCTGATGGTGCCGACCTTGCCGGACTTCGGGACGTACAGGCGTCCCGGGACCGTCTTCATGTCCTTGTCGGACGAGATGATCGTGGTGCCCTTGCCGCTCAGGACGCCCATGGTGTCGTCGGCCTCCAGACCTGGATACCAGACGGCCTCGAATCGCTCGATAGCCCAGGCTTCGAGGGCAGCATAGTGCTCGGGCTTCTCTCCGCGTCCAGCCTTGTACGTGGGGAACAGGCCCCGGCGGAACAGGCCACGGGTGGGCGGCGAGATGACGAAGGTCATGCTGTCGCACTCGGCGGCTCGGAGCCACGAGTCGACCATGGAGACCAGGGTCTGCTTTGCCTCACGGAGGGTGGGCGGGCGCGAGACGGAGCCATCTTCGCTGTCCCAGTCCACGTCCTCCTTCTGGATGACGGCGGCCTTGAAGATCGCCTCATCCCCGTCGAGGAGTCCCCGCATCAGAAGGACGCGACCACCTTTGCGTCGTCCAGCACGGCCTGCAACTTCTCGCAGTTCACCGGCTTGAGGCTCGGGTACTTCGCGAGGATGCGCACGAGGCGATTGGCGCTGGACTTGACGTGCCAGTCCGGGCGGTCCTGGTTGGCGTGCATGTACGTGATGGTGTTGTCCGCCACGTCCTTCTGCTGTGCCGCCGTGCGGATGATGCTCAGCCCGTCGACCGCGATCTGGGAGATGCCGAAGTCGTAGTCGCCCACGTCCATCAGCGGGCTCACGTCCTCGCGTAGCACCACATTGAGTTCCTGGGTGAGGCCTGGAATGCGGATGTTGTAGCTGGGCGCATGCACGTACTCAGCGCTCGACTCGATGGTGCCTTTCAGCTGATAGGCGAGCTTGCCGCACAGTTCCCCGAAGTGCTGCTCCTGGCACTGCACGAACACGTCGATGTCCTTGACGTTGCCACCCAGGAACACGTCGCGCGGCGCACCGCCGCCGATGATGGCGTTGGGCATCACGAGGCGGATGCGGCGGCACAGGTCCGTCAGGAATTGGAAGTCGATCTTCACGCAGGCACCTTGCATACGTAGGCCTTACCTCGGAATTGCCGCTCCGGCTTGTCGCCGTATGCGGGAGGACCCTCGACCGTGAAGCCGGTAGGGGTGAGCTTTACCACGGTGCCCCTCACGAGGTCGCGGTAGAGCGCCCGCACGTAGACGACGGTGTCGCCCACGTCCACGGGCTGGTTCAAGCAGTCAGTGTGTTTCATGCCAGTTGGTTCCGATGTCGAACGCGCCGTCGAGACGGCAGCGAAAGTTGAAGTGCTCGCCTGCGCGAGTGATGGCGGCCATGCCGGCCTTGCCAATGAGTTCGGCCAGCTCGGGCTTGCACTCGATCTGCCATTCGTCGTGGACGTTGGCGCAGAAGCCGTAGTCCACGCCGTGCACGAGGCCACGCTCTGTCAGGTCCTCGTAGAGGAGAACCAGAGCGCACTTCATGACGATGGCGCCTGTGCCCTGCAGGAGGGTGTTGAGCGCCGCGTGGGCGTGGCGAATGCGAATGCGGCGACCATCGATACCCCTGACCCAGCCTTGCGACTTGGCCTTGGCGGCGATGGCGTCCTTGAGTTCCTTGAAGCCCTTGATACCGTTGATGAGCCGGGCCTTGACGACCTTGCCGATGGCGGTGGGAGACTTCAGGCGGCAGCGGGTGCCGGCCTTGTTCCACTCGATGGCCCAGGCCGGCCACTCTTCGATGGGTTTGCCGCTGGTGCGCCAGTCGGCGATCCAGATGTTCCCGGCCTTCTCGTCACCAGCCCCGTACAGCGAGCCGTAGAGAAGAGTCTTGGCGCCGTCGCGCGAGAACAGGTCGGTGTTCTTGCGGTTGATCGAGTGGGCGTCGGTTCCCTTGGCCTTGTCGCCTTCCAGCAGTTGGCGCGTGAGTTCGCCACCGTCGTACCGGGCGAGGTAGTGCGCAAGGACGCGCAACTCCAGACCCTCGGCGTCGATGCCCACGAGCTTCCACAGGTCGCGCGGAATCCACAGGGCACGCATGGATGCGTCCTTGTCGATGTTCGCACTGTTGGGGCGGCTGTGGGTCATGCGGCCCGTGACGGCGCCGTTGGTGTTCACGTAGCCGTGGACGCGGTCCTCCTCGTCGGCGTGGTGCAGCCAACCGCCGCCCTTGCCGTCCTTCTTCGGAGGCGAAGCCAGCTGGGTCCAGCGCTTCTCGGCGCGAGCGAACTGCACAAGGAGCGCAGCCTCTGGGAAGTCGAGCTTCTTGAGGATGGCTTCCGTCATGTTCGGGTTGCCCTTGTCCGTCGTCGGGAGGCGGTAGCCGTACTTGCGGAACAGCCGCCGGTCGACGTGGTACTCGCTACCGGGGTTGAACTCCTGGATGACGACCTCGGTGAACGGTGCCCCCTCGACGACCCCGTAGGCGGGGCGCTTCTCGGTGGCCTTGTAGTTCACGGACTTCTTGGGCGTCTTGGTCCCGGCACCGACGTAGATCGGCGGGAACACGCGCTGCAGTTCGGCGATGTAGCCCTGGCGCTCGGCGTCGATCTCGGCCGCGAGGCGGACCCCGGCGCGAACATTCAGCTTGAAGCCGTTGTCCATCTGCAGGTCCACGAGATAGAACACGTTGTGCTCCAGGTCGCACGACTCGCCCCAGTTGGCGACGGGACGCAGCTTCTGGTACAGCGCGATGGTCACGACGCCGTCCTGCTGGCAGTAGGCCCGCATGTCTTCGCTGTAGTGGTCCCAGCCACCGTCGTAGGCGCCCTTGAGGATGCCCATCTCGACGCCGTAGGACTCCAGCTTGTGCCCTCCAAGGCGCTCGGGGTCGCGGAGACGGCCTGCGACCATCGTGTCGAAGATCGCCCAGACAGGCACCTCGACTCCGGTCACCTTCTTAAGAGCCTTGCGGTCAAAGCCGATGCCATGGTGCGCAACCGTGCAGCGGCGGCGAGCTTGCTTGTTTCGTTGGATGTGGGATGAGAGGCGCGAGACGCCCTCGTCGAGCGAGGGGTACGCGGGGTCGTTGTCGGTGTAGGTCACAACCTCGCCAGTGCGGACGTTGCCGATGCACATGACATGGATGCGATCCAACACCTTCAGCAGGCCGTTGGTCTCCAGGTCCCACACCAAGTCGTCCGAGGCGAGGTCGCCCCAGGCGTTGGCGTGGTCCTGGTTCATTGGCAGCTTTCGCAGGGGCCTTCGAGCGAGCAGGCGCCGCCGGTCAGCGGGGCGTCGGACTCGAAGTCCAGGGGTTGCGGAGCCACATGGACGATCACACGGATCATCACAGGCGTGCGGCCGGAAGCGTTCACACGCTGCGCTGCGCTGTTGTAGGCGGCCTGCACGGCCTTGACGGGGTTGCCGCCGTGGGTCTGCAAAGAGGCGAAGCCCTCCATAGCGAGGGTGGTGTCGACGATGTCGACTTCGGGTTTGTTCGTTCCGGTCATGCGTTGGAGAGGCGTAGGTAGAAGGACCCGACGCGAGCAAGCTCGTCAGCGGTTCCGTTTTTCTTCAGTTCATTCGCCCGCCAAGAGACGACCAGGACGTTGCCCGGGACGTACCCCTTGCGTGGGCTGATGCGGTCGAGTGAGGGGGAGGCAGGGCCTGCGCGGCCCTTGGTCTTGCGCAGACGCAGCCCCAGGACGGGGCAGCGCTCGGGCACGTTGATGTCAGCGAGGGTCAGGGTGTGGCGGATGCCATCCCGCTTGGCGCGGTAGCGGGACGACTTGAGCAGCGAGCGTGCGACTTCGTCAGAAGTCGTTGTTGCTCGGCGCGTCATCGAACCCGTGATCCTTCTTCGGTGCCGGGCACGGCTTCAAGCGACCCGTCTTGGGGTCGTAGCGCAGGTAGTCGGCCGGACCGGTCTTGCCGCCCCGACGCACCTTCAGAACGCGGATCATTGAGACATCCCGCTCGTCCTCGTCTTCAGCCTGCTGGTCACGCTCCTTCGCCAAGATGACATCGGGCACCTGCTTGAGAGAGCCTGAGCCCTTGAGGGCGCTTAGGTTCAGCGCCGCGCCTTCCTCGGCCGAGCGCTCGCCGGACTTCTCCTTGCGAACGTGGGCAATGGCGATGACGCTCACACCGGTGCGTTCGATCATGGAGCGCAGCTTCACCAGGAGTTCGTCCTGGCCGTCGTTGTCCAGGCCAGTAGCCGCGATGGTCAGGTGGTCCAGGAAGATGAACTCAGCGCCGTTGAGCGCCATGAACTCCAGCTTTGCGAGGAGCGCATCGGAGTCGCTGGACCCAAAGTGGTCATAGGTCTGGTAGCGATCCGACATGCCCTCGGAGTCGGCGAACAGCTTGGCGATGCTCGCGTCCCACTGGGCGTCCGTGAGCATGTCCGGGTTGTCCTCCAGGTCCTCGGCTGGGATGCTGTGATCCAGCGCCACGAGGTACTTGCCGGTGTCCTCCACCGACTCCTCCAGGAAGACCATGCCAACGCGCTTGCCTTGGCACAGCATCGCGTAGGCCCACTCACGAGCGTCAGTCGACTTGCCGACACCAGTGCCGGCCGTGAGGACCCACAGTTGGCGGGGACGAATGCCGCGCGTCTTCTCGTTGACGAGGGGGTAGGGGGTCTGCCAGCCGGGTGCGGCCTTCGCCTTCAAGCGCTCCCGGGTCAACTCGTTCCCCGAGATGACTCCGTCCGGCCGGTGCGTCCTGGCGGACCACACAGCATCCAGGACAGCCGGTGCGCCTTTCTCGCGCAGCAGGTCGTTCGCATCCTTCAGGTCGAAGGGGGTCGTAATGACCTTGACCTTGCCGACCGGCAGCACGCGCACGCACGCTTCGACCGCTTCTCGGCCGGGCTCGTCGTTGTCGAACCAGAGGATGATCTCTTCGTAGCTCGACAGCCACTCCAGCTGGGCGGCCAGTGCCTTCGCTGCCCCTTGGGCGCCGTTCGGGACGGAGACCACCGGCCACTTCAGGCTCTGCGCCTGGGCGACAGACAGGGCGTCGATCTCGCCCTCGGTGATGACGATCTTCTTGCCGCCACTGCGCCACAGGTGCTGGCCGTAGAGGCCGGCCTGCTTCAGTGAGCCAAGGACGAAGAAGTCCTTGTCAGCAGTGCGCACCTTTTGAGCCACGGGCTCGCCGGCTGCGTCGCAGTAGGTCGCGACTTGGACGTTCCGTCCTTCGTGAGAAGCCACGGTGTAGCCGAACTTCCGGCACGTGTCTTCCAGGATGCCGCGCTTGCGGAGTTCGGTGTACCTGCCATTGCGGATCAACTCCTTCGGCCCCTTGGGGGCGGTGCTGGTGCGTGTGCTGCCATCACCCTGGTGGGTTTCCCCGCAGGAGAAGCAGTGCGTGTGGCCGTCGTCGTAGGAGGCGCAGGCGTCGCTGCTGCCGCAGTCGGCACACGGTCCCTTGGAGACCAGGGTGGACTCGGTGGTGTCGTCGAAGCTCACTGCTTCGGCGCCTCGCCCTTCTGCCGACGCGGCGGGTTCAGGAGTGCGTGCAACTCCTCGAAGGACATCTCACGGCGGATGCCCCGGCCCTTGACGAGCCAGCGACCGTTGGGGCGAGACTCCGCGAAGTAGCCGCGCTGCTTGAGGGTGGTGGGAAGGTAGGGGGTGTTCATTTCGCAGACGAAAAAAAGCCCCCAGGCCTTTCAGCGTGGGGGCGGGAGGGTTTGGCACCACCAGAGCCACGTACAGAACGCGGCCCAGAGGGCGATGAAGGTCACGGACGGCCGGGGAACCAGAGGTCCCACCAGAGGCGGGCAACCAGGAAGGGAAGCATCATGGTCATAGGGGTACCGGTGGAGGCATAGCCCCCGGAGGGAGGTCGCCGAACTGGACAAACAGCGCAACGTCGCCTTCCATGTAGCGGTGATATGCGGTGGTCCGCTTGACCACGTTCTTCGCGGCCTGAACAGCGACCTCACGGGCTACTTCCTCCAGGCGGGCCTGAAGGAGCACACGGTACTCGTGCTCGATCCCCTTGAGGACGAGGTCGCCCAGGACTTCCGGGGTGATCTGCGCAGTGCTCATCCGAGACGCCCCGAGTCAATGCGGTCGACGAGGAGGGCCATCTCTATCTCGCTGAAGGCGTAGACCTTGGCCTCGAAGCTCTCCTCGAAGCGCTGGATGTCGTGGCCGACGAACATCATGCCGCCGACCTTGTCTTCAACCTCACGGGCAAGCATGCGCTTCAGTTCGCGGTCGACGTGGTACAGAGGCATGCGGCTGAAGGCACGATCTGCAACGGTGAGCCGGGCGTGCAGCGCAGGGATGCCGCTCAAGATGCGCCTGACGCGGTCGCTCATCGGCGGAAGCCTCCACCGTAGCTCACGCGCGGCGCGGCGCTGGGCTTGTAGCCGCTGCTAAAGCTCGGGCTGCTGTAGCTGGGCTTTGCGACCGGTGCCGGCGCCGGCGCGATCTTCGGCGCGGTGGTCACCACGGGCGGCTTCACGCCCGGCGGCGCCGGTGCGGGCTTCTGCACTTCACGGATGATGGCCCGAGTGTGCGTCGGGTAGCTCGGAGCCGCAGCGGGTGCGCTGGGAGCCGACATGCGGCCCAGGAGATAACCGCCGACACCCCAGAGCCAGGAGTGGTCCGAGGACGCAGCTGCGGCCGGGGCGGCGCCAGGGGCGTCGGACGTCTGCTGACCGCAGGCGGCGAGCAGGGCGACGAGTGCGAGGGCGAGCAGCCTGCGCATCAGGCCACCAGCGAGTAGCGCACGTAGCGCTGGCCGTTCACGTCCTTCTTGTGCTCCTTCTTGACCTTGAAGCCTTCGTCGCTGATCTCGGTGATGCGGCGCGACAGAGAGCGCACGCGGTGCACGGCGCTGGCTTCCACGGCGGTGATGGAGCCAGCGGCCTTGAGGTGGTTCAGGACCACTCGGGATTGCGGGGTCAGGCGGGCGGCGTCGGGGATGCGGGGGGTGTAGAACATGGCAGCAGCAGGGCGTTGAAAGGTGGAGGGTTCGGTGACGTGCACCGAGCGGATGATGTGAAGCATGTGAGAAACGGGACCAAGGCCCCGAGAGGTCAGCGAGGGAACCCCGGATGGATCAGCCGCAGTACGCGGGCGAGGATGCCGGGCTTCCGCAGGTCGTCCGCCAAACGGCTGAAGACCACGGCGGCGATGGCAGACCGGGTCACGCGACCAAGTCGCTGATGGCCTTGGCGACCTTGCGAGCAGCCACGGCTTCGGCCCGGTGCGCGTTGGCCTTGGTCATGAGGGCGCTGGCCTGCTTGAGGCTGTCCTCGGCAGCGCGTTGCTCGCGGGCGGCGACTGCTTCGAGCGCAGCGATGGCCTTGGCAATGCCGGCGGTGATGAGACGGACGGAGGGGAGGAGGCGTGCGATGAGGTTCATGCGAGTGCAGTGATGTTGAAGCGGATGTGCGGCTGTTCGCCGGCTTCGGGGAAGCGCTTGGAGAGTCGGAGGTCGACGATCTGACGGTCGTCGCCGTACCAGCCTTCGTCCATCAGCGTGTCGAGCACGCCCTTGGCGAAGTTGTCCAGGTCACCCATGGGCGTCGTGTACTTCGACTTCCCGATGGGCTTGCAGACGAACTCGATGCCCACCGCGAGTTCGCCGAGGAGCTTGTCCACCTTGGGCAGACGCTCGGCGATGGCCTTGCGGTAGACCTTGTACGAGGCCGGGTAGTACGTGCCGAACTTCGAGACGCGAGGACGCGGAGCCGGGAGGGGCTCCACGTCGAGCACATGCTCAGAAGTCGTCATCGGCGGCCGGCGCGTCGTCACCAGCGTCGTCGCCCGTGCGGTCGTCGGTGTCCGCAGCCTTGGTGTCGCCTTCGTAGTCGTCCTCGCTGTCGAAGTCGTCCGTGCTCGATGCGGCGCGGCGCTCCAGCAGCTGCAGGGCGTTCAGGTACAGCGTGACGCCCTTGTTGGCGCCCGTGTCGTACTCGGCGGCGGCGATGGACAGCTTGCCGAAGTCGCCGCTCTTGGCCGTGGCCTTCAGCGGGTTCTTCTTCGCGTCGATCTGTTCCGGCTTGTTGTTGGACTTCGCGGACAGGACCCAGAAGCCACGCATGTTCTCGCGCTTCTCGTTGTCCTCGGCCATGGCGTCGCCGTCCTTGACGGGGCTGGTGTCCTTCTTACCCTTCGCGGCCTTGTGCAGGTCGATCAGCTTGCGCACGTAGGCGTCGTTGTTGCCTTCGCCCTTGGCGAGCTTCAGGGCGCACTTGAACTTGCCTTTGCCGAACTCGGAGTTGTCCGGCTTGTCGACCCACGCCCAGGTGAAGATGCCGGCGGGAGTGGCGCCCTTGTAGACGACCTTGGTCTTTGCTTTCTTGTCAGCCATGTGAATGTTTGCTTGGCCCGGGGAGGGGCGCGGTGTTGATGAGGGAGGAGGGGCCTTGGGCGAGCCGGTTGGCCTCTGCCCATGCGGGGAGGGGGAAGCCACCCGAGGACCGGGCAGCGGAGCCGAGGAGCGCAGAGGCCAGCAGGGCGCCGGCATGCAGGTCTTCGGGTTGCCGGCCCGACCGGCGCCACTCGCGGATGAACG